CTCTCGCCCATTGGAGCTATAAGCGCCAACAGCGGTACTGGCACGACGCTCAGCGTCCCGGCAATCACCACGACCGGCTCGAACAGCATGGCGTTCGCGGTCCTGCTGACCCAGGGCAGCCAGGTCATTGCGACGCCGACCAACTACACCAGCGTCGCTCAGTTCAACGACAGCAATGGCTCGGACCGGGTCGGTTACCAGCGCGTCGCGGGCTCAACCAGCGACGCAGTCTCGGTCACCATCACCAACGCCAACTGGCACGGCTTCATTATCGAGGTGAAGGCTGGGCTAGCGGTTCTGCCGAAGGCGCAGTTCGCCACGGCCACGCTCGCAGGCGCGGGCGCGCAGGTAACTGCTACTGCCACGATCACGAACATCTCGGCGACGCTCTCCGGCGGCGAGCAAACCAACCTGCTGCTGCACTTCAACGCCCCGAACGGCTCGACCACGGTCGTCGACGACAGCCCGATACCGCATACGGTTACGATCCAGGGTACTGCTGCCATCAGCACCGGCAACAGCCAGTTCGGCCCGGCGTCGATGCGGTTCACTACCGTTGCGGGTCAACGGCTAGAGCTGGACGGCAGCGCCGACTTCGCGTTCGGCACCGGCGACTTCACCGTCGACTTCTGGGTGTACTTCAACACGCTGGTGCTAACCAACGGGTTCGTACTGTACGATTCTCGTGCGGTTGGTGCCCAAGCTATTCAGCCGGTTATCTACGTCACCACCGCTGGCAAGATAAACTTCTATTCGAACGGCGTTGATCTCTGCGCAGGCACGACGACCGTAGCAACCGGCCAATGGTACCACGTCGCGGTCACCCGCGCCTTCGGCAGCACGCGCCTGTTCATCAACGGCACGCAAGAGGGTTCGACCAGCGTCACCGTTCAGAACTACGCAAACCCGGCGGCGCGCCCGGCGATTGGCGGCAGCGGCTTTTCCAATTCCCAGCTCGTCACCATTGACGGCTGGATGGACGAAGTTCGGGTCATCAAAGGCCGGGCGGCTTGGACTGCCAACTTCACGCCGCCGACGGCGCCCTATGGCAACCTGCTTGAGGCTTTCTCCGGCGGCAAGTTCCTGGCGGCGCGGCTGGCGGGCGCTGGGGCCCAGACGGTCAACGCCACGGCGCTGCGTCCAATAGCCGCGACGCTGCGTGGCAACGTCTCGAACGAGCAGCTGCTGCTGCATCTCGACGGCACCAACGGCTCGACGACATTCACCAACAGCAGTACCACTACTCACGTCGCCACTGCGGTCGGCAACGCCCAGCTGACCACGGCGCAGATGAAGTTCGGTGTGTCGTCGGCGGTGTTCGACGGCACTGGCGACGCCATAACGCTGGACGGTGGTGCCGACTTCACTTTCGGCACCGGTGATTTCAGCGTCGATCTCTGGGTGCGGCTGAACGCAACTGGCGTGCAGCAAACGTTGTTCGACTTCCGGCCCGCCGCGACTGAGGGCTCCTACCCGATAGTCGCGGTGGCTAGCAGCAACGTCCTGTTCTATTTCTTCAACAGCGCCACGCAGATTGCTGGTACCACCACGCTGGTGACCGGCCGCTGGTATCACGTCGCGCTCACGCGCGCCTCCGGCAATACCCGCTTGTTCTTGGATGGGACGCAGGAGGGCTCGACCTACATCGACAGCTCCAGCTGCACGGTCGGTTCTAATCGCCCAGCGTTCGGTTTCGACAAGAATAATGCAAACGGCTTGAACGGCTGGATCGACGAGATCCGCATCCTCAAAGGCAGCGCTGCCTGGACCGCGAATTTCACCCGGCCGACCAACCCCTACACCAGCCTGACGGTCGACGCTCAGTTCCTGAACACGGCGACCCTGGCGGGCGAGGGCATCCTGGTGCTCGCCGAGCCCTTCGCCCGCTTGACCGGCGCGGGCAACATGATCGTCGACGTGGTCAGCTACAACGCCCACCTCAACCCGTTCGTCGGCGCGGGCGCGATGAAGGTCGAAGCGCTCTGGATCACCCAGCAATACGCCGAGGTCATCAGCTCCGGCAACCCGGCGGCGCAGTCGCTGCGCGCCACCCAGCAGTACGCAGAAACCATCAGCTCCGGTGACCCGGCGGCGCAGAGTATGCGTATTACCCAGCAATACGTCGAGGTCATCAGACCGTACACGACCGCCAGCTTCGCTGGCGCTGGGTCGTTGACGGTCAGTGCGACGGTGCAATGAGGAGAACGAGATGGGCGTCTTCTTCGCCGACAGCTTCAACTCGTACAGCGCATCCAGCGACCTCGACCGCAACTGGACGGGTCTCACTCGCGTCGGCTGGACCTGGAATGCGACGGCCGGGCGTACCGGCGGCGGCGCGATCCAGCTGGTGTCGACCGCCAACGGCAAGCTGGCCATTCCTTCAAATCTGTTCTCGCAAATAGCTAGTGGCATCGTCGGCATGGGCTTCTGGCTCAAATGCACAGCTGCACCCACCACCAACACCTGGTTCCTGATCGGCCAGTTCAATAATACCTTTGGCAGTAATTTTGCCAGCACTTCTTCCATCCTTTCGATCCACACGACTGGGGCGTTGGCGATAGGATTCAACTTCTCGCAAACCGCCGGGACCGTCGGCAGCCTAAACGTTTGCGATGGAAATTGGCACTACGTCGAAGTGTACATGGGGTCCTATGGCAGCTCGGCGCAAAAATGCTGGGTCGACACCATCCAGCAGTGGAACATGTCATTCGGAGGCGGCGCGGGCGACACCCAGGTTAACATCGTCGTAGGCGGCACATCCTCAGCCAACAACACGCTGACCATCAGCGACATCTACTTCTTCGACAACGGCGTCAACGAGTCACCGCTCCCCACCGACCAGCCGCTGGGTCAGAGCGTGATCGACGTCTTCCGTCCCAACGGCGACAGCGCCGTGCAGTTCACGCGCTCGACCGGCTCTAATAACTACGCCAACGTCGACGAGGTTTCCGCCAACGATGACACCGACTACAACTCGGACAACGTGTCCGGCCACGCCGACGAATACGACTACGAGGACCTGGCGTTCTCGCCGGGCTCGATCCGAGCCGTGCAGCTCGTCACCCGAGCGAAGAACAACGGCCCCGGCGGCATGCAGTTCAAGACCCGCTGCCGCTCCGGCGCCACGGTCAGCGACAGCGGCCCGCTCGCCGTCCCCGCGTCCTATCAAAACAACCGCCGCATCTTCAACCGTGACCCGGCCACCAGCGTCGCCTGGACCGGATCCGGTTTTAATGCTGCCAAGTTCGGGGTGCTGATCCCATGACCTGGCGTTTAGCGAAGAGCCTAGAAGTTCTGCGCGCGCAAGTGGACAAGCTGGCGCCCGAGCGCTCGCGCTTGGACGACGGCACCATCGGCGACGAGGCGCATTCGTCCCGGCTGTCGGACCACAACCCCAACAAGGCGGGTGTGGTCTGCGCGCTCGACCTGACGCACGATCCGCACGGCGGCTTCGATTCCTATGCCTTCGCCGACATGCTCAAAATGAATCATGACGTGCGGCTGAAGTACGTCATATCGAATAGCCGCATCTGGAACCCGACGGTGTCGGGGAAGTGGCGCCCGTACCACGGCATCAACCCACACGACAAGCATGTGCACATCTCGGTCAGAGCTGATGCCTCGCACTACGACAGCGATCTGCCCTGGATCCTGGCCACCCTGCCGCCGCCCGACCCGTCGGCCACGCCGGTGGACGACAAGCCGGTGCTGCGTGAGGGCTCGACCGGTGCCGACGTCAAATACCTGCAGAAGCTGCTCGGCATCGCGCAGGACGGCGACTTCGGCCCGGCCACCACCCGCTCGGTCAAGGCGTTCCAGAAGGCGGCGCACCTGTTCGTCGACGGGGTGGTCGGCCGCTACACCTGGCAGGCGCTGCTGCTGCACCCGCCGCAGGCGCCGGTCGTCGTCCCCGAGTGGAGCCCCGGCTACAAGATCGGCAACGTCACCGCCAGCGTGTTCGGCGGCAGCGTCGATGCGGGGCGCGAGAAGAGCGCCTATGACGGTCACACCATCGGCGACGCCGAGCCGGTGGTGGCGTTGCCTTGGCACTTCGCGGGCGTGCGTCCCAAGGTCAAGGTCACCAACCCGAAGACCGGATCCTGGTCGGTCGCCAGCATCGAAGACGTCGGGCCGTGGAATACTGACGATCCCTACTGGCAATTCAACAACCGACCACAGGCCGAGACCGGCACCGACCACCGCGGACGGCGCACCAACCACGCTGGGATCGACCTCTCGCCCGCGCTCGCGCGCGCGGTTGGCATATCCGGCATGGGCCGGGTCGACTGGGAGTTCGTGGTATGACGCAGACGGTCAAGCGCTACGGGTGGAAGCCAGACAAGCCGGACTGGCGCGACCACAAGTTCGTGCCCATGGTCTCGCGGCTGCCGCCGCAGGCCTTCCTCAGCCAGAGCTTCCTGCCGTCAATCGGCGACCAGGGCGAGCAGGGCAGCTGCACCGGCTGGTCCTCGGCCAAGGCCTGCGACTACCTGCGCGCCGCCAGCAAGCAGGACCTGTCGCTGCTCATGTCGCCGCGCTTTGCCTACTGGAACGCACGGGTGCTCGAAGGTACCAGCGGCGACGACAGCGGCGCCGAGATCCGCGACGTTGTGAAAGGCATCAAGAAGTTTGGTATCGCGTCCTGGGCGGCGTGCCCCTACGACGACAAGGACTGGGTGACGCCGCCCTCGCGTGAGGCCTTCAACGAAGCCCGCAGCGATGTGCTGAAGGACTACGCGCGTATCTGGGGCGACGGTACCGTGCGGCTGCGCCAGGTCAAGCAAGCCATCGTGCGCGGCTGGCCGGTGATCTTCGGCTTCACTGTCTACGAGAACTTCGAGGCCGCCGAGATGGCCCGCAACGGGCTCATGCCGATGCCGTACGGCGGCGTGGTCGGCGGCCACGCGGTGTGGATCGACGGCTACCAGGACGACAAGGTGGTGCTCGATCAAACCGGCGCAACGCGCGTGTTCAACAGCTGGAGCAAGGATTGGGGCGACGGCGGACACTTCTGGATGCCCTACGCCTACCTCACGCATCCAGGGCTGTGCGACGACTTCTGGGTTCTGCGAGGGATCACCTAGGGAGGATAGCAATGGCCGACGAAGTCACCGTTCCGGTGCAGTCCACGTGGTGGTCGAAGATCAACTGGGCGCAGGTCGTCGGCGTCATAGCTTCGGCGCTGGTGATCTTCACCGGCGGTAAGGTCGACCTCTCAGCCGAGCTGCAAGCCTACATCGTGGTGGCGATCCAAGCGATTATCGGCGCGCTCACCATCGTGCTGAAGACCTACTTCAACTCCACTGTCACACCCCAAAGCGCTCGAAGAGGATAGCCATGCGCAAAGCCATCTTTGCCTTGGTGCTGCTGGCTGCGGCTTGCACACCGGGAACGACCACGATCACGCCGCAGGCGGTGGTCGACTGGATCGCCTCGAACTGCGGCGCCATCGTCGTCGCCGCCGATATTGCTGCCGCCTTGGTCGCGGTCAATCCGGCAGACGTCGCCGCCTTCGGCAAGCAGGTATGCGACGCCATCCAGGCCCAGCGTTCCGGCCAGCTCAAATCGCTCGCGCCCGGCGAGAAGCCGCCCACCGGCGGCGTGGTCGAGGTCAACGGCGTGCCCATTCACTATCAGGTGCAGTGATGGTCGACATTGTCGGAATTGCCTTCAAGGCACTCCACCGGCGCAATGACATTCAACGCGCCGTGCAGCTGGCCGAGCCCATCTACAAGGAGCTGCAGAAGCAGCTGCCGGAGCTGATGCCGTTGCTCACCAGCTTGTACACCGACTTCGCCCCGCTGCTGGGGATCCCGCTGCAGCAGGCGCCCGCCTACGACGTGAAGTGGCTGCAGCAGTCGCTCAATAAGCTCGGCTACAAGGTCGACGTGGACGGCGACTACGGGCCCAAGACCAAGGAGGCGGTTAGACAATTCCAGCAGAAGCATGGGCTCGACGCCGACGGTTGGGCCGGAACAATGACCTCGGCCGCGATCAAGCGCGAAGTGGACAAGCTCAGTGCCTGACAGCCCGACCATCGACGAACTACTCGCGCGCCCGCGCGAGGACAAGCTGGTTCTGCAGTTCTCGACGGCGGCGCCGGACTGGCGCAAGCGTACGCCGGGGTTTTGCAAGCGCTGGCCGATCAGCATGGCGTTCAATAAGAACTGGGCCTCAGGCTTGATCCGCCGGGCCAACCACAGCCCGTTCAGCCACGTCGACATGCTGCTGAAGGATGGCAGCCTGCTCGGCGCCTCGGACAGCCCCAACTCGCCATTCATTCACGGCAATCCGCGCGGGGTGGCGCAGCGGCCGTTCGACTACCAGCAGTTCGCCTACCGGCGGCAGATGATCCTGGAGACGCCGCGCGCCGACGACATTCGTCGCATGGCTGCGACGCAACTAAATAAGGGTTTCGATAACTCAGGACTGCGCGACTTCGTCAACGACAGCTTTCCTGGCCAGCGCGACTGGCGGCTCGAAGAGCATTGGTTCTGCGCCGAGCTGTGCGTGTGGGCGATGGAGGTGGGCGGGTTCTGGGGGACCAAGCAACTGATATGGCCGCGCAACAGGGTCAGCCCGACCGACCTGATCCTGGTGCTGCTCATGGATCCCCGCTTCGTCAATCGCGATACGTTTTGGCATCCGGTGCCCGGACTCGTGCTCGGGCCAAACGAGACCTAGCCGTACCTCGCCTGTGAGAAAAACCCTTCGATTCATGCCCCTGTATGTATTAGCGTCAGGGGTCGGTCAAGCGGGAGGTGCCCTATGCCGTTCCTCTGGGTCGATCAGGCAACGTTGAACTGGATCACCTCGACGTTGTCTGGTTTAGATAGGAAGGTGACCAAACTCCTACCTACCTTGAACAGAATGGAGACGGACATGGCTGCTATGGACGACGCGATTGCTGCCCTCACCACGCAGGTCAGCGCCAACACCGATGCCGAGCAGAGCGCGGTTGCTCTGATTCAGAATCTGGCCACCTTGATCCAACAGAACGCTTCCGACCCAGCGGCAATCAACGACCTCGCTGCTAAGCTCAAGGCCAGCGCCGACGCCCTCGCGGGTGCGGTGATGGCGAACACTCCGGCAACGTGACGCGTGAGCCGGTTGCGCATCTAAACTAGCCTAAACCTTTACCAAACTCCTTAGCCCGGCTGGCGCTTGCTGGCCGGGCTTTTGCCGTGCGAGGTACTCCATGCCTCTTGGTGGCAGCGCCGCTGATTACATCGACGACTTCGTGAACAGCGACGACAAGCGCTTCCGCGGCAAGTCGAAGGCTGAGCGCATTCGCATGGCGCTCGCCGCCTACTATGGCAAGCGCTTGGACGACGTCAGCGGCCAGCTCACGGGATTGAAGGACCAGATCGAGCAGTGGAAGTCGCAGAAGCACGCCGCCATGATCACCCAGGAGGAGTTCGCCAAGATCGGGGCGCGCCACTCCAAGAGTGACCAGACCATGCTGCAGCAGATCCACGATCACGCGGTGGAGCTGGGTGCCGACTGCCCGATGATGGACGACGTGCAGAAGGGCGAGTTCGACGTCGCGCTATTCAAGGTCGACGACTCGCTCGGGCTGGTGTTCGGCTGGGCTATCGTCTGCACCAAGAACGGCCAGGACTATTACGACCTCAATCGCGACCCGGACGGCAGCTCTGTGCCGGAGCATATCCCGGAAGTGTCCATGCTGGAGTGCGCCACCGACTTCATGCAGAACAGCCGGGTCGCCAAGGACATGCACAACGGCGACGAACAGGGCACCATCGTCTTCGCCTTCCCGCTCACCTCCGACATTGCCAAGGCTATGGGCATCAACACCCGGGTGACCGGGCTAATGATCGCCATGAAGCCGACCAACCCGGAGATCCTGGAGAAGTTTCGCACCGGCGTCTACCGCGGCTTCTCCATTGGCGGGCGCCGGGTCGAGGTCGAGGACGTCGAGCATTTCGAGAAGTACCGTGAGGACCAGCTGCGCGAGCACGGCCGCTTCGCCTACGAGGGCAAGGGCGACCAGACCAAAGGCGACCGGATGACCAAGCGTTGGGCCTATCTCGACCGCCAGCTGTTCCAGTACCAGGGCCTGCCGCCGACCGACCGAGTGGTGAGCAAGCTAATCAATGAACAGGTGCGCATCAATGACCAGATGCACGCGGAACGCCTGCACGAAGGCGTGACCGGCACGCCCGGCCCCATACGCGACGTGGTCGTGATCGGTGCGGGACCAGCGGGGCTGTCGGCGGGCATTTACGGCGGCACCGAAGGTCTCAACACCATGGTGGTCGAGGCCGAGCACAAACCCGGCGGCCAGGCGGGCGCCTCCTCGCGCATCGAGAACCTGATGGGTTTTCCCGCCGGGGTGAAGGGCGAGACGCTGGCGAAGGAAAGCGCGCTACAGGCGCAGCGCGTGGGCGCCGACTTGCAATTCGATAAGCGGGTGACGGGGCTCTCCTACGATGCCAAGACCGGATTGAAGACCGTGAGCTTCGACGACGGCTCCAGCGTGCAGACGCGCTCGGTAATCGCTGCCGGTGGCGTGCAATTCAACCACATCAACATTCCCGGCGCGGATTCCCCCGACGTTGTGTACGGCTCCTCCGACGCGCTGAAGGCGCGGGTTGGCAGCGGCGACGCCATTGTCGTCGGCGGCGCCAATTCGGCCGGGCAAGCAGCCATTGACGCAGCCGGATCGAACCGCGTGACGTTGGTCGCGCGCAGCGGCATCGACGACATGTCCAAGTACCTGCGGGACCAGGTCGAGAACCACCCGCGGATCAGGGTCCTGCGTGACGCTATCACCGAGATCAAGACCGACCAGAACAAGCGTATGACCGGTGCGGTGCTGAAAAGTGGCGGCACCATCCCGGCGCGCGGCGTGCTCTATGCCATAGGCTCCAGGCCGAACACCAGCTGGGCAAGCAGCCTCGACCGCGACGAGAAGGGCTTCATCAAGGTCGGCGGTCCTGGGCGGGCCGCGCTGGAGACTAGTATGCCGGGGGTCTACGCCGCAGGCGACGTGCGCGAGGGGGCGCTGCGGCGGGTGATCGGCGCGGCGAACGACGGCTCCCAGGCGCTGGGAATGGCCAACGGCTATATCGCCAACAACTTCCCGAAGAAGGTGAAAATCTAATGGCTGAATCACCAGCAACGCAATGGCTGCACCGCGTGCTCGCCTTCGACAAGGAGAATCCGTGGACCGGGCACCCGACCGAAGGAGACGAAGATGCCGAAGCGACGAATCCTCCGCAAGCTAAAGCTCCACGAGATCAGCTGCGTGGACAACCCGTGCCAAGAGCACGCAAGAATGATGATAATGAAAAGGGCTGACGACGAGCCGGACGACAACGAAGAATTCTATAAGCGGCAATTCACTGCTGAGCAGCGCCAGCGTATGGCCGACCGCGGCCAGGCCATGTCCGGCGGCGGCTACCCGATAGCCAATACCAAGGACCTGTCTAACGCCATCCAGGCGATAGGACGGGCGAAGAACCCGGACGCCACCCGGCGGCACATTATCGCCCGCGCTCGTGCGTTGGGCGCGACCTCCCTGCTGCCGGACAGCTGGAACGTGTCCAAGTCGCTGCCGCGGCGTATTCCGCCGCTGCTAGTGCTCAAGTCCAAGGTCGACGAGCTGCGCGAAGCCATCGCTGCGTACGCCAAGCTCTAGCCCTCTCTCACTCTTCGAACCAGGCCAAAGCGGGACTCGGCAGGGTCCCGTCGCGGGAATCTTTTTGCCTGCCGATAGGAGAGCCATCCAATGGCTGAGAACGAGAAAGACGAAGACGTCACCATCGCCAACCTGGAAAAGCAGGTTGAGGAGCTGACCAAGACCCTCAACGCCGCAATCGAGGCGAAGGGGGAATTGGACAAGGCCAAGAAGCCGCCTCCCTTCGTGTCTGCGGACGACGAAGAGGAAGAGGCGCAGGAGACCAAGAAGGCGCTGGCCGAAGTCCAGAAGCAACTGGACGAAGCCAAGGCCGAGAACGAAGCGCTCAAGCTCGACGCCACCATGACGGTGGACGAGAAGGAGTTCTGCAAGGACGCGGACGCCGCGGCCAAGAAGGCGTTCATGGCCAAGTCGGTCGCCGAACGGCGCCGCGACATGGACCTGAAGAAGTCCAAGGACGAAGTCTGCACGCTCGAAGGCCACGAGATCCGTAAGTCGGTGGTCGGCGACGCGCAGTTCGCCATCCTGAAGGCGACGTCGACGAAGTTGGCGCAGGCCGAGGCGGACATTCGCAAGGAGCGCGATGCCCGTGAAATGGCCGAGCTGACCAAGCGGGCGGACGATCTCTACGCGCACGTCCCGGGTACGACCCAAGAGCGGGCCAACATGCTCAAGGTCATGGACGCGCTGGAAGAGCCGCTGCGCAAGGCCTTCGAGGCGGTCTTCACCCAGTCAGAGAAGCTGGCTGGCAAGGCCTTCGAGTCGGTCGGTCGCGGCACCTCCCCGGACGAGATCGAGAAAGCGCGCCGCGGTGCGACCGACTTCAAGAAGCGGATCGACGAGATCCAGGCAGCCAACAAGAACATGTCACGCAGTGACGCGATGACCAAGGCGCGGCTGCAGTACCCGGACGAGTTCAAGGCCTACCAAGGCAACTAACTCGCCTGAGCTTAAGGCCGCACTCCGCGGCCTTCCATCATGCCATGAAAAGGAGATTCACGAAATGGCATACGCTCGTATGGACGGGACGGACGTCATTGCCCTAGGGCAGGGCGCCGACCTGACTGGAAAGCTGCACTACTTCGTCAAGTCCGACACCACCGACAATCAGGTGGTGCTGGCTGGGGCGAACGACACCGTGCTCGGTGTCGTTACCGAAGAGGCGGGCTCGACCACTGTCGGCAAGCCGGTGACCGTGCAGGTCAGCGGTATCGCCAAGGTGTTGGTCGGCGCCGTCGCCGTCGCCGCCGGGGCGCGTCTTAGCTCCGACGCTAACGGGCTCGCTATCACCTACGTCTCTGGCGTCGGTGCCGGAACCGCTCTCACCGGCGGCGCCGCGGGCACAATCATCTCAGTGTTGATGGAGCGCGGGTAATACCCCGTTAGCTCTGTCATCACTCAACATGGGAAAGGAAAAATTCCATGCCCGTAGCTGGCCAGGAATTTATTCAAGGTACCCTTCACGTCGACCGGTACCTCACTGACTTCTCGGTTCAGTTCGTTCAGGACCGGCGTAACTTCGTTGCGCAGCGCGCAGCGAGCGTCATTTCGGTTCTGAAACAGACCGACACCTACGTGGTCTACGACCGCGGTTACTTCTGGCGAGACGAGGCCCAGCCCAGAGCTTTGGGTGGGCGTCCGGTGCAAGTCGGATACAAGGTTTCGTCCGGGAGCTATATCGCGACCGAGTACGGCTTGGAGCACGTCATTGACGACCGGCAGCGTGCCAACGTCGACGACCCCATCAAGCTGGACGAGACTGCCACGACCCTGCTCACCATGAAGCAGCTCCTGAAGCAGGATCGCATATGGGCGCAGAAGTTCTTCGGCACCGGCAAGTGGACCACCGAGGTCACCGGCGTCGCTTCTGGCCCCGGCGCCAACCAGCTGCACCAGTTCAATGACCCTGGCTCGACGCCGATCCAGGACATCGACCACTGGAAAGACGTGATGCACGAGAAGACGGGCTATATGCCCAATACACTTGTGCTTGGCGCGAATGTGAAGAAAGTTTTGCGTAGTCACGCCGACGTCGCCGACCGCATCAAATATACGCAGATCGGGGTCGCCGACGAGGACATGCTTGCATCACTGTTCGAAGTCGACAACGTGTTCGTCGCGCGCAGCATCTACAACAGCGCGACGGAAGGTGCGGCTGACGCTTTCAGCTACATCACTGACAAGAACAGCATGTTGCTGTGCTACATCGACCCGAACCCCGGCCTCGACTCGCCGACTGCTATCGCCAACTTCGCGTGGACGGGACTGATCCCCGGATCCACCAACGCGATTGGTGGCGTCATGCAGCGCGGCCGCGACGACCGTGCCCACAGCGATTACTTCCAGAATCGCATGGCGTGGGATCTCGCCCAGGTCTCCCAGGACCTCGGCGTGTTCTTCTACCAGGCCGTCTCTCCGGGCAGCCAGCTCTAAGCCAGCCCTCAACTCCCGTAAGAAATGGCAACAATCAAAGTGATGGAGGCTTGAGCTATGCGCACGTTCCGAGAGACCTTTGACCGTGAGCGCGACTTCCTAGTCAATCGTGAAATGACGATGGGTGGGAAGCGCCTCGCGGTCGACGACCCGTTCGACAAGACGGCAGTAACGGCTCGCCGGTTGCGTCAGCTGTACGACGCGCGGTGGGTGAAGATTGCGGCGGCGGAAGCTCCTCTCACGCCGCCGCAACCCCCTCTGCCCGCTTTTACGCCAGTCCAAACGTCACTGGCGCGGCGGGTGGTTGGTGGGGGCGACAGTTGAATTCCGGACGTGCCCTACGTTAATTCCGGAGATTTCGGCTTCCAAGCTACTGACGACCTCCTTCAGATCCTTGTCTGCAATCAGTTCCTCTTCCTCGACCACCTGCGGCGGCGGCCGATTCGCCATCTCCTGCGCCTTCTTCTCGGCCTGCATCATTATCATGGTGATATTGCCGAGCGACGTGCGCAGCTCCGCAGCGTAGCGGTAGTAGTAGTCACGGTCCTCCTGCAGCTTGGTCAGCGCCGCGCGCAGCGAGGCGTTGTGGCGCCGCTCAATCACCAGGTCGTTCGACATCTTCTTCAGGTCCGCGGTTAGTTGCTCGACGGTCTCCAGGGCGGTCGAGTACGCGCTGATAGCCTGCACCGCCTGCGGGTGCAGCTCACGGTCGCGCGCCGGTAACTGCGGCGCGTGCGGCAACAACGGTCCGTCTTGCTTTTTAGGGAGCATTATCATTGGCATTTCCTTTCTGTGAGAGAGAGGTGCCGATGACCCGAGTTGAAAGGAACGGAAAGCACCCGAACCACCGGCACCCACACTTCCCTGCGGCGTTGTCAGACTCACGGTCACCGCAGGAAACACCATACCAGGCCGGGCGGGAAACCGTCCGGCCTTTTTCGTTTCTAACCCTCCACCATGGACCCGGCCGCGGTCTTCACCACCGTGACTACGCCGCTGAACTGCGCGCTCTCGACCGCGTGATGGTCGACCAGAACGATGTTCTTGTCCAGCGTCCGCGCGCGCGACGCCAGGAATTCGCACATGTACTCGACCCCCTTCGGCGAGAAGTACTGGGTCGGCTCGTCGAGGATCTCCAGGTTGGTGCCCACCCCTGCATGGCGCAGCAGCACCTCGGACAGCGCCAGGGCGCCAATGAGCCGCAGCCGCTGGCCGACGCCGCCGCCCCAGCTCTCCCAACGCACCGGCTGGTCGTTGTACGGCGATAACACGGTCACGGTGAGCCCGCGCCGGATGGTGCCTGACTTGGTCTCTTGCTCGATCCCATAGTGCACCTCCCAGTCCTGCAGCCCGCTCTCCGGCAGCAGCGCGTTGGTGGCTAGCTGTAGCTCTTGCAGCACGTCCTCGACAATAGCCAGCCGAATGTCCTTGAAGCCTTTCACCCACACCTTGGTGCGTGCGATCTGCGCCAAGACCTTGCCGACGACCTCTTCGGTTATAGCGAGGTTGGCCTCGTGCTGCTGCACGCAACGTTGCAGCTCGCCGACCTGCGGGCGGTGTGGGTTCTCTTCGTCCTCGTGCTCCAGGTGGCTGTTGGTTAGCCCGCGGAGCTTGGTCTCCAGCTCGGTTACTCTGGGGTTGAGCCGGTGCAGCGTCGCGCTGGCAGCGTCGGCTTTGGTGCGGAATGTCTGCGCGTACTTGCGCGCATGTGCCAGGTCACTCTCGGCGCTCTCCTTCGCCGCCTTGTACTTGGCTGGCACGTCGGCCTTGATCGGCTGGCCGCAGGTCGGGCACTTCTTCGCCGCCGCCTCCGCGCGCGCGTAGCTCGTCGTGGTCACGGTGACCAGCTTCTCCAGGTCGGCCACGGCGCGGGCCTGCGCCTTGTACTCGGTCTCGGCGCCGTCGTAGGCCAGATCGGCGTCGTCGCGCTGGCGCCGCAATGGCTCCAGCTGCTTCTCCAGCTCCTCCGCAGCCTGGCGGTTCTTGGCGATCCGCTCCTTCCGCTGCGTCTCCCACTCCTGCGACCTCCGCTTGGTGTCCTCCAGCAGCTTCTGCGCCTGTTCCAGGGTAGCCTTGATGCTGCCCTGCGTTTCCTTCTCGCGCTGCAGCTTCTTCTCCATGGTCTCGACTTCCCAGGCCGCCGCCTCCGAGCGCACCTCCCAGCGCTCCAGCTCCAGCGCCGCCGAGAACAGCTCCATCTTGTTGCGCGGCTCTAGGTCGAAGAACAGCGGCCGCCCCTGGCCGAGCAATACGGTGTTGGCGAATACGTCGAAGTTCAGCCGCAGCAGCCGGGTTATCTGGTCCTGGCCGACCGGCGCGCCGTCGAGCGTCAGCCGCCTGCCGCGGGCGATCTTGTGCACCTTGCTGCCGTCGCCGTTGGCGGCGGCGATGGCCACGGTGACCTCGACCTGCAGCGGCGGCGCCTCCTGCCACGAGCGCAGGTCGGTGCTGTGTAGATTGTCGACGGTGCGACCGAACAGGCACCAGGTCAGGGCGTCGAACAGCGACGACTTGCCTACGTCATTGGCGCCGAGCGCAGGCTCGACCTCGTTGCGGCCGCGCATGAGCACCAACCCGCCGCCGGACGCCGACAGCGCGAAGATCACGGGCTTGATAAACTGCTTGAAGCCCTGCAGCCGCAGCTCGATAAATTCCAGGTTCATTCCCGGTAGCGCTCCACAATCTTCTCTAGCTTCGCTTCGACTGCATCCTCCAGGTCGACGCCATGCAGCTTGGCCAACAATTCGAGGTAGACGCGGATGTCCGCCATCTCGTCGACGATTGCCTCCATCTTGATCGGGTCGCCGCGCCGCATTTTCTTGAATAAGTTGGCCAGCTCGCCGACCTCGCCGCATAGCGCAATAACCAGAAAGAACGCATCCAGCTCGGTCTGACGATACTTGCTCAACACATTCGGCGGCAGCCGCTTCAAGCACCTCTCGCGCAGTTCAAGGATACGATTCATTCGGTCATTCCTGATGCGACCAGCCGGAGGGATCGGTCCACTTCCACGGCGTATGAAACCTTTCGTCAAGGGTTGGTGCGGAGTGGATCGGATGTGCAGGAACGGAGCGGTCGGGTGCGGTGAGATCCCAGAAAAGTTCGGAACGCGGCTTCATTGCAGGCCCAAGATACCAGCAGCGGTCGCCCTTGGCGCCCTTGGCGAAGCCGGGCACCTGGGTCCGATAGTGCCACTCCGAGCGCGGTTCGCCCGGGGCGACGGCGCATGGCTCGGCGGCCTGCGCCAGCTCCAGCACCAGCAACCAAGCGACGATGCACAGCGCGAGCTTAATCATGGGTGTGCCCCAACAACAGCAGCACCGTGTTCTCGGCAAAGAGGTTGCTGCCGCCGCGCGAGCGCAGCCAGGTCAGCAGGCTCGCCGTGTCCAGCGTGCTCACGTCCGCGCTAACCCAGCTGTCACCGTTCTTGGCGCGGACGAAGATGCCGGTGCCCATGTCGCGGCGGTTGGGGTCGACTCTCAGCTCAGTCATGGTAGCGGTCCATTAGTAAAGCCCCACGCCTGCCCGCGCACGAGCACGATATGCGTATCCCAGCCGATGCGTTCGTCGAAGCAGTAGGGCTCGATCTTGGTGTTCTCGACAGTTGGCAGTTCGTCGGGTGGGTACCAGTCCTCGACCGACCGGCGCATGTGCGCGACCAAGTCGGCCAAGTCCCGGACCTCTACCACTTCGTCCATCGATTCCGCAAGCCCACCGCGATGTGGCCGGTACTTCATTCGTCGCTTTCTTTGTATTCGGTCTTAGTGATTTCCTCGAACATGGCCGCTATCAGCCCGAACTCGTAGAGCAGGAGATGCAGCGCCTTCTCATCGGGCGCGGTGAATTCGGCCGAGTGCTCGACGTCGCCGACCTTCCAGGTGCGCTTCACCGATACGGTCATGCCGGACGCTGCCCCCAGTTCTTGATCCGCTCGCGTGTGTGCTTGATCTGGTCCTCCAGTCCGGGCGGGTACATGCCGTCGTCATGGTGGCGCGACAGCATGAGCAGGATCATCAACTGGTTTTCTAGGATTAGTTTTATGTCCACTGCCGCCTCCAGCTAAGGGTTGGGGTGCCGGGTTCACTGCTCTCTCGTTACCCGGATTTGTAGCGGGTCCCTTGAGAGCCTCGGGCCCGCAGCGAGCGCTGTTGCCATCGCCCATCACCCCAATAGGTTCATTCCCACCTTGACGGTCAGCTCGTCGAGCTTGGCTGCCTTGGCGTAGTTCTCGACCAGCTCCCGGTCAGATTTCGGCTCGCTGCGTGGCCGCTTGCTAGACATACGCGCCGCGGCGGCGACCACCGGCTGAATCATGTGCACGTTCAGCTCCAGCTTCTGCGCCCAGCTCGCCGCCTTGTCCTTGATCTCGCCCCAGCGCGCGTAGTCGCCGCGGTCGAGCTGGACCTGGATCTTGACGATGTCGCCGGGCTTGGCGTTGTGGATGGTGTTGCCGTGCTTGAAGATGATAAGGCGCTTCTGCGGGCCGGTGCAGGGTAGCGAGGTGAGCTTGTCATTCTGCAGTAGCAGCACCCGCGGCGCGTAGTCGTCGCCGAAGTCGATGGTGTACGGGGCGCCGACATAAGTGACCAGGCCGTCCTGCGGCACGTGCACGTCGCCGGACACGACCCGGGCGCCCTTGGGTATGAGGCTCGGCGGGGCGCCGTCCAGGACGGTGCCGCGTTCGTTCCGGGCCCCGGCGAAGGTCTGGTGAGCGAAGATCCACCGGGCCCACTTGGGCAGATCGGCCCATTCCCGGCGGGGGTCATGGCTGTGGGGCAGGAACAGGGCCTTTCCCAGAGCCTCTAGGAGCGCCGTGGGTGCGTTTTCCAGCTCGCCGGGCATGGTGGGAGCCCCAACCCACCAAATCCCCTCACTGCGGCCCGCAAAGGCGAAGAAAGCCGGTTCCCCAGCCATATCATGGTTGCCGCGGAGGACGACCACCGGGGCCAGCTGGGCTAGGCGGTAGAGGTGGTCGACTATGCGGTTGACCAGGACCGCCGGGTGCTCGTCCTTGAAGTCCGTCAGATCGCCCAGCAGCGCGACGCCCGCGGGCTTGTACTTGCGCACCATGGCCCGCAGCTCCTTCTGGAACTCGTGCCGGTACTCGTCGCGGGGATTGGCGTTCAGGTGCAGGTCGGCGGTGATCAAGAGCATGGGTCCAGTACCAGGGGTCGGTGGCAAGCATGTCGGCTAATAGATACACGGCGCAGCGCTCGCGATTGCTGACGGCACGCGACACCACCCCGGGTCTCGCGTGCGTTAGCAACACCAACGTCGGCAGGTTGTTCTGCTTGGCGATCAGCATCGGTTGACGCTCGCGCCGCTGGGCTTCAGACTTGGCTCGCTTCCAGAACTTCGCCAAGAGGCCGCGGCCTTTGAAGAAGAAGCTCTCGATATTGAGGTCGCGGTAGTGCTTGAGTTCGAGGTACCAGGTGGCGCAGAAGGCGTAACCCTCGTGGCTGACCGCGCAGACGTCGCCCGCCTGGCGTACGTCCTCGCCCCGGCGCGCCGCCATGGTGGACCGGCCGCCGCTGCCCGCCGTGCGCCAGAACACGTCGCCATTGCCGCCGCTCACCCACATCGACAGCTTCTTGCAGGTGTCGCGCTCGAACCGCCCGCCTTTGAGTACCCCACCACCGCGTTTCATTAGTGCTTCCGTTCCTTGGGCCTCTGCAGCTCGATGTCGATGCTGCCCGGCGGGAACAGACCCGCCTCGACCGCCTCGCGCCTCACCTTGAGTAGGGTATCCCAAATCTCGCGCTCAATTTCGGCGCGCTCGGCATGGGACAGCTTGGGCGTGCTGTGTAGGCCCAAGACGCGGTCGGCTAGCACGGTCGCGAGCGGGTACAGCGCGAAGCCCGCGGCGAGCCAGCTGATGGGCGCCATCTGGGGATTCACCAGGGCCATGCCGACGTTGAACGCAACCAGGCAGCCGAAGGTGATGGCCTCCCGCCGCCAGGTGCTGAAGAACGGCTTGTAAATGAGTCGTTCGAAGCGGTTCATTCGAGATCCAGTTCAGGGAATAGCCGCGGCTTGGTGGCCAAGCCGATCAGCTGTGCCGCCAACTCGGCGCATTGCTCGGTAACATACGCCACGTTGCGATACACTTCCTCCCTATGCAGCGACGGCATCCGCGGTGACAAGTATGCCACCATCTGCGGTGACAAGTCCCCAGCATGGGCACAGTCAAACCCCAGCCACCACACGTCGTCCGACTCGCCTGCGCCGGGGGTATGGCAGATGCTGGTGGCGCGTTGCTGCGCCCGCCACGCCTCGTAGTCGTTCAGCAACGGCTCCCAATTCTTGAGCCAGCGGGCAGCGTCGCCGCGCGGATATTGCGCCGCCGTCTTGCGCGTCTTCGGCAGCTCCGCGCGCATGCTCTGCCACCGCTCTCGGCTCGCGTCGGAACAGCGGTCTGTGAACGTGATGCCGCCATGGACGCTGACCAGCGTCTCCGGGCTGTGATCGCAGTAGTTAGTGCCGCAGGCGGGCGTCTGCGTGCAGCCGTTGTAGGCCACCCCGTACAAGGGATGCCCGGGGGCGACGCCGACGTAGCCGCACCACGAGCCGACCGGGCCGCGCACGGCCAAGCACGGCAAGCCGGTGATCTCGTCGGCCCACTGGATCTTGTCGGGCTCGTCGTCCCACTCGCCACGCGGCCATTGCGACTTGTCGACCGTACGGTATTCGATCCTTTCCATAACCTCACTCCCTTCAGAATAGCCGGGCCAGAATAGAGCCCCAGGCGATCAGGTTGGCGACGATAAGCCCCAACCCGACCAATGACTCAACCTTCATTGCCGTAGGTCCTCCGCGACCCGGCGCAGGTGTTCGTTCGGATAACATCGAACCTGACCATTGTCCAATTTCACCTCGGTGACCTCCGGCCCAGCTTGGAGGACAACACCGCGCGATTGCGGACTCATCGCGATGCCATCCATAGAAAGACCCCGAGCGCAACGACAAACAAAACCATGTCGATCTTGAAGGCCAGCCACACCGCGCGCTCCTCCTCAGTCACTAATCCGCTCCTTGGCGTTTCAATGGCGCGTCACCAGCTGGCTTGATAGATGACCTTGCGGCTTTCCTTCGGCAGGGTCTTGGGGATTTTGACTGCGTGCAGGGTCATGCCAAAACCGCCCAGCGGTGTGCCCTCCTCCTCCAGGCGCGGCTCGTCCTGCGTGCGACTGTCGGCGACCTCGACCCAAGCCAGCGCCCGTTCCAGGATCTCCAGGTCGCGCTTCATTTCAGCGTCGTCGCCCATGGACTGGCCGAAGAAGAAGCCCTCGGTGGGCGGCAGCCTGCGCTCCTTCACCGCTGAGATAATGTTGCGCAGGTCGATGGCCGACAGGTGGATCTCCTGGCACTTGTCTTTGCCTTCTGCGAACGATTGCACGATGTAGCCATGCAGGTTTGGGTGCTTGCGCCAATAACCGAGTTCGAGGTCGAGCGACTTGATGCGCAAGCCGTCCTCGTAGCGCTTGTCCTTGTCGTCAAAGTCCCAGAAGAATTTCTGGCCGGTGAGGTACATGTCGAGTCCCATGGCTTTGCCCTTTCAGTTGCAGTACATACGGAACATTACGACGAGATAGTAGCCAGTGCCCATGATCACTGTGAGTACCAGCGCGCACCAGAGCTTGACGTTCTCGCGGCGCAGTCGTTCCAGCTGGGTGCTAGGCATCACTCGCTCCTTGGTTGAATGAATTCTGGGGCGCGCCGCTCGACGTCGTCGGCCAGGTTGCGCAGGCGCTCGGCGATTCCACGAGCGCGCTCGGAGAGGACTCGCTGCTTCATGTCGAGGTAGCGCTCGGACTCGCCGCACGTGCAGGTGGTCTTCTCCAGGTTGAAGCGGCCGGTTATACGGTCCATCTCCTCGGCCATCAGGCGGAGTATGTGCACGTCAGCACCCCAGAGCGCGGCGAGCGCTGGCTTGAGCTGCTTAGCGGTCACCGGCGTATCTCCACTTATGTTCGAGGTAGTCGCACACGTCCGTGCGCCAGCCGCCAGCGTCGCCGTTGCAGCACAGATGCCACCATGGGCGTGACGTGAGCATGTACTTGGCGTGGCCGCACCTGTGCCTGCGGGTTAACCAGCGCTGCGCAGGCGCGTAGCCTTCTGCCGCTAACTCGCGCATGGTGTCGGCCTCTTCCTTGCAGGTCGAGCACGGTGGTGCGAAGCGGTCGAAGAACCGACGCAACCGGACGTGCCACACTGTCCACAACCAGTGCATGGTCAATCCATACGTGCAGTTTCGTACGAGCCGTCGGGCTGGACGATGGTCACCCAGCTGTACTCGTGCAGGAAGATCCGCTCCTCGCGCAGCGCCGTGCGCGCCAGCAGGCGCAGCGGCGGGTCGCCGGGGTAGCGGAGCGAGTTGTCGGCGTCGAGCACCAGCGTGTGACCTTGGAAAGGCTGCCACCCGCCGCCGTGCTGATAGCGTTCGTGGAATTGCTCCCGCGCCCGCCGTGGGTCACTCGGATCTAACATGCTCGGCAGCAGACCAAGCGCTTCGGCCGTCAAGCCCGGATCCATCAACTCCCAGATCATGGTCATTTTTGTTTCTCCAGTTCGGCCCGCTTGCCCGCCGACCACTTGCCCAATTCGAGCATCGCGTCGCCGTATTCGCGCGCGGTGATCTTCTCGTTGTTAATCAGCCAGTCCAGGTGGTCGATCATCTTCAGCGAACGGTCGAAGATCTCGTCCTCGCTCAGGGTCCTGCCCTTCTTGGGCGTGAGCTTGCGAAACATGCGCGCCGCCTGCCGGTCGACCGGCTTGTCGTACAGCATCCTGTCGGCCGAGCGCTGGTTGCGCCAGAACCGGGCAGTCTCGGCGTAGGCGTCGTTTTCGATCCGTCGCCTGATCTTGCGCTTGGCGCGCTTGGTCGTCACTGCTTCCTCCCTCCAAACCAGGCAATCATCATGACCGCCAGATATGATTTCTATCGCGAGGATGGAGCATCATTAGCCGCTCAGGATTTTTGACAAAGCGAACGCTGATTACTCCGTCATCCCTAATCTCGGTGATTTGCGCTCTAAGCCATTTCTCGTGAGCGACGATGCCACGTAGTTCATACTGCCGAACCTCTATGATGTCGCCCCGCTGAAGATCACGTCTCACGCCCGCTCCTCTGGGTACATGGCTCACGCCTTCTGGTCCGGCCTAAAATTAAAGTACACGCGCGGGCTGTGGGTGAATTCCAGAGAGCCAACGATCCCGTCGGCCCGGCGCCGCACCATGACGAACGGGGCAAGGAAGCCCAGCACGTCAAAGTCGCGGGTCAGCTCGTCGGTGGTCCAGCGCTCGGTAGCTTCCAGCAGGTCGCGCTGGGGTTGGCCGTTCGCGAGCATTTCGCGGCGGATATTCTCAGTGGGGTCGTGTGTCATAGGCTTGCTCCCTTTCGATTTCGTCCTTGTCGATGATGACTATGGTAGTCGAGGTGAACGGCCGGTTGGGCTTGCCGTCCGGGCGCGTCGGCACGGTACGCGACCGCGTGCGCCAGAACTGCAGGGCCAGCCCCTTGTCGTCGAACGCCTTGGCCTCGTCCAGCTTCTCAGTGAAGGTGCCGTAGCCACGGCCGCGGTAGGCCTCGAAGTCGAACGACTTGAGGTACTGACCGGCAATCGGGCAGTGCGCCCCATTGGCGAACTCGACAACTCGGATGTAGCAGGTCATGACAGGTCCCTTCGTGATGTAGATGTGTGGCGCGGCTCGGTTGTCAATCTTTTTCTGCCTCGGGCAGCGCCGCCTGCGTCGGCTCTCCTATGCTTGCCATCTTCCGTCCTTCCACTTGTAGCCCCACTCCTTCATCTCCTTGTGCTCGGGGTCGTTGCAGCGGCAGGAGCCGTCGGCGCGATAGTGCTCGGCCGCGATGATGACGTGCGGGCACTTGAGCATATCGCGCTGGTCGACGAAACGAACGTCGGTCTCGCGACCGGTTGCGTCTAGCTTAGAGAACCTGGTCATTGCTTGCTCCTGTTGTGTAGCATGAGTTGTTCAATCGCCATGCGTGAGCGCTTGGGGACGTCCTTGCCGCCCTCGTAGCGAATGATGGTGAACCGGCTGACGCCGAGCCGTTCGCCGAATTGTATCTGCGACAGGCCGAGCTTGAGCCGGGCTTTCTTCACGTCGTCACCGGTCTGGATTCTCATTGGTCTTGTCCTTCATTACACGGCCGCGAGCCTCCTGGATGGTGAGCAGCCGCTTGTCACCCGCGAAGTTCTCCTGCTCCGCGGCGGTCGGATCGCGCAGTCGCAGGTTATCGTCGAACACCATGATATGCCCGCACATCAGGCATACGGTAGCGTCGCCGGGGTCGGGCTTGCCCGCGCCGTCCTCGCTAATGGCGTTGGCGGCGTCTAGGATCTTGCCGCAGCTGGTGCAGGGGCTCTCCGGCATGCGCAGGGCCTCGCCCATCCGCAGCGCGTCCTTCTTGCGCCTGACATAGATGCCCGAGTGCGTTGTCTGCTTGCAGAAGTCGCAGGTCTCCTCCGGCCGCGACCTCACTCGATAAGGCACTCTGCCGTGCCAGTACTTGTCCCAGCAGCTGTCACAGATCGCGACGGTCTTTGGACTAGCCATGTGGTTCACCTCCTTTTAGTACCGGTACCACCAGTAATTCCCTCCTTCTCGCTGATCGGCTTGAAGTAGCTTTTCAAACCTGCCGCTTTCATTTTTTTCCAAGTGAAACAATGGTTCCAGCCACGGCGGCGGGCTTCCGTATCCAGCGCCTTGATCCATTCATCGGGCGCGGCGGCGAGTACCGCAAACGCGATTTCCTTTTGGAGCATTTCGTCGGTCAAGTCTGCGAGTTTCATTTTCTTTTCATCGCTCATGCGCGTACCCACCCTTTCGTCTTGAGGTACTTCTGCCAGAAGCCGTGAACGCCATCGTGATGCCAGCGCAGCTCCATGCCGTTGCGAACCTTTGGCTTGGGGACCGGCTTGACTTCTTCACAGCTTCGGCTCCTTCTCCAGCTCGTGGGTGACGGCATAGTCGTGGGTTACATAGCCGAGCGAAGCGTCGCCGCGCTCGTGCTTGCGAATGTGGATCTGGCGACCGAGGCACAGCGCGCAGCGGATCAGGTCGGCGTTGTCGTCCAGCGGCTCCCACAGATGCGGATTGCAGTTCTTGCTCGGCGGGTTGCGCCAATCGTCGCGCCAGTGGGCGCGTACCTCGTGCCGCTTGCGGTGGGCAATGGCGATAACCCGACGCGCCAGCCGCAGCGTCTCGCGCTTGGCCGGGACGTTGAGGGTGATGGTCTTATGATCGAGGTACTTGCGGATCCGGCCGCGCGCCAGGAAGCCCTTCTGCTGCCGCACGATGTGAGACGTCAGCGGCAGGTGGTCGATGGTGGCCAGCAGCGACCATACCCGGCGGATAACGCCTTGCCACTCCGAG